GTTCTGGATTTGCGCGGCGCGGGACATCATAAAGTCTCCACTTCGTCGCCGGGTGCGCGGATCATGGACGCATCATCATCCGGCTCGTCCGCCGTGTTCCGCGCGATGCTGGCCTTGATCGCGGCATCGACTTGGGTATACAATTCAGGTTGCTTTAATTGCAGCCACGCCAGTTGCTTCCCAAGCATATCATCAAGCATCAATGCATTATGCGCGTCGATATTTTCCGCGAGTGCGAACCGTTCGGCCAGGGTATCCGCGATTTCTTTCGGAGAGGGCGCCTTTTTCGTTCCCGCCTTCTCCTGGATCAATGGCCGCACCGTGAATGGCTTCCGGCTGGCCTTTGTCGCCGTCAACGCCATTGTAATCGGCTTGTCGATGTCCGACATGCGGCTGATACGGATACCGCCAACCTCAAGGCCGCCAAACTTCACGGCGTCATCGCGATACAATTCCATAGAGCGGCCAATGTATGCCTGACCATCTGGCCCCCAGACGTTGACCAATACACGGCGCATGGATTTTCCTGGCTTATAGGGTTTCCCATTGTCGCCTTCGAAACTGATCGCGATAGGTTGCTCAGGCTCCTTACACCGAGAGACGCCGGTTATCCGAATGACCTTCAGAACTCCGCCGATCAGATCGTCTGCGTTTAGTTGATCAGACTTTGGGATGATCGTTGATAGCATGTCGATCATATTTGTATCTCCTGTTCCAGGCGCCGCACGGTTGGGATCAATCGTGCCGATGATCCGATCCGGTCCATGTAGATGCGCCGTTTCGCTTCAAGCCGTTCCTCGAAGCCGCCAGCCGTTTGCAAGATCGCATCCTGGGTCTTCTGATCTGGGAATACCCGGATCGTAACCATGGGCATCCCGCCGCTGTAGCTGATGAAGTCGCACCATTCCCGTTCTGTTACCAGGAGGGCGGTTTGGACCTGAAGAATGTAGTCGTCCGGGATGGTGTCATTCCCAACGCATTCCAGGATCGTTTGCATCTGGTATTTCTGGCGCCGAGATTTGCATTCGATCATGCCGTCTTTCCCGACAAGGCCGTCCGGTGAACAGCCGAGAGTGAACCCCCATCGGTCATTTGTGATAAAGCCCATATCCTGGACTGGCGCGTAGGTGTCATGATACAGCGCGCGGGCGCTTATCTCATCGTCGAACCCCCGCAGCATATCGTCTCCAACGTAGGATGGCTCGACGTATCGCGTAATACGTTGGGCCAATAGTTCGTAGAGATGCGCGCGTTCTTTGTCGTTATTAGCGACCTTGAGCGTCGGCGTCAGGATCAGTTTCATCTCGGATGCAGTGAGAAGTCCGCACCGGGCCGCGATCCATTCATCTGATCCCTGGATTAAAGTCGGATGGTATTTTATCATTTGTCCTTCCTCCTCCACATAACAACCTCGATCAACCCCAACGCCGCCGGTATCGCATCGCCCGGCGCTTTTTCGCCGGACAACACGCGCGAGACGAATGGCGCCGAGATGCGATGATCCCGCGCCCATCTCCGCAGCGATCCGGCTGCGGCGATTTCAGCGCGAAGGGCGGCGATGAGTTGGGCCTTGGTCATGCGGGAGTGTTGCCTGTTTGGTGTGCGGTGTCAAACAAATTAATCGCGTTTGCCTCCGCGTCCCGTAGATTTTTCACGGCGACAGCGAAATAGCTGTCTTTCAACTCCACGCCAATAAATCGGCGCTTTTGCTTCAACGCGATATATCCTTCGCTGCCGATCCCCATGAAGGGAGAGAGAACAACGTCGCCGGGATTGGACCAGAGCAAAATGCACCGCTCGATCAGATCGAGTTGCAGCGGACAGATGTGCTTATCGTCGGCGTTGTCGCGTGCCTGCTGGACGTTGAGCGTGTTTGTTTGACGAATATCCATCCAGACCGGAGATGCCCAACGCTGCCACTGTTCAACCGGAAAGTTTCGGCTGTCCTGTCCAACCGGCTCCGCGTTCTCGCCGGGGGCGCGAAACACCAGCACATAATCCGCCATTCCCTGCCGGCTCCGCGTGCTGTCCTTTTGGAGTTGCTTGTAGAGCAACCCGAGCGCCTTCGTGCGGGTCATCTCGACTACGGGGTCTTTCCAGACGGTAATCTTGGAGTGGAGGATCATACCTGCCGCCAAGTGCATCGCGGTTATCTTGTCAGATAGAGGATTGATGCCGATAACTCCATCCTTCCATTTGGTATATGGAATGTCCGAACAATGGACGGCGACAAGCCTGCCCGGCTTCATAATCCGCATGAGTTCCTTGACCAGGAACCCATATTGCACGGCAAACTCATCCTCGTTGGCTGTGTTCCCAAGATCAGCGACGGATTCGGAATATGTGAAAAGCGAAAAAAACGGGATTGAATAGACGGAAAATCCCACGCTTCGGGTTGGAAGCTGAGCGCACACAGGAACGCAGTCACCTTGAACGGCAACCCAGTTCTCGCCTCTTTTCCCAAGATCACACAGGACTTGCATTTTCGCTCCTTAACCATGTTGGAAGGGTTATCGGCTTTTTGGGTTTATAATTAACCGGAATTTCGTAATGTTTCCCATCTTGGTCGAAGCGCATCACGCCAAACCAAGGAAGGAACTCCCTGTCGCCATTGGCATCACTGTGAACGAACCGATGGCAGATTTTGCACAACACTCTGAGATTGCCAGGAGAAGCGCGAAGACGCCGCACTATAAACGGAACCACATGATGAATGTGAAGTGTTATTTCAGCCGACCCGGCGCCGCATCTTTGGCATTTACCGCCAGCGTTCGTATATGCTGTGCGCCTCGCGCGTTTCCATTCATCCGTGGAGTAAAATGCCTGACGTTCCGGGGTTAATCCACCGTTCCATGCTGGATGATCGACACCTGTGCGACCACGCCAATATGGCGATCCGTCAGGTGACTTTGGGAAATGTCCATCAGCCTTCCGCGCCTCTCGTATTCTCTGTTTCGATTGGTCGGAGTGCTTGTGACCGGTAAAATTCGCGCCGCCAAACCCTGGCGGCTTGTATGAACCTCGTGGCCGCGTCGGAATGCCATAACCGACAAGCCAATTATATACACCCTTACTGTCTCGTCCGACAATTTTTGCGATTTCAGGAGCGGTCAACCGCTCAACAAGATACTTCTGACGGAGCCATACTTCATCAACCGGCTTAGCTCGTTTCTGCCATAGGCCCTTGCATTGGAAATTACAGAAGAATGACCCTAGTGCCGAACCCGTCTTTGGGTGATATAGACGACGCATAAGCGCACTACCGCACTCCGAGCAAACGACAGGCTTTTTACGCCAATCCAGATTTAACCCTCTAACAGCCATTCAGGCATCTCCATCATAAAGGATGGATTATACGCCACCTTTATAGAATGTGAAGCGTGAATCGCTCGTCTGCTGGCTTCAATCATCGCCTCCCGCATGGAGGCATGAGCATCGGCCTTCCTGTCAATGATACGGCCAATCTGATCTTCACCCTCCGCCATGATTAGATGAACATTTACGGGATGCTTTTGACCAAACCGCCAGCATCTGCGGACAGCCTGATAATACGATTCATAACTGAACGTGCGACCGCAAAAAACGACGTTGTGACAATGCTGCCAGTTCAACCCCGATCCGGTAATTCCAGCCTTGGTGACGATGATCCTCTTACGTTGCGATGAAAAATCATCAATGCGGCGTTCTTTCACCTCCAAAGTGAGGGACCCTTTTACCTCGACCGCATCCGGCAATCGTTTTGTTAGAGCCGCGCTTTCCGCGTCTGTGTCGCACCATACTACCCATACATCTTCGGGCTGCTTCGATACGATCTCCGCAACCAAATCGGCTCGCGCTTCGGTGGTTTCTCGCTTCACGGCAAATATCGAAGTCGCGCTCACATCGCCAGCAAACAGCATCCCATCCATCGGCTTAACCTCACCTATGGCCTTATGCCGAACCACATTCAGCGGAGGCAGAATGAACCGCGATCCATCGAACCCCAGATCCTCCGGGGATGATGCCATAACGGCCCATGAACTCATCCAATCCCAGAACGCCTGCGTGGCATGGCCTTTAAGGCGCCACGTCCCGGTATCGTTGCTATCATTGATGAACCACCGGATCAGCATATCCGATTGCGGCATGATGCCAAGAAACTCCGCGTGCGTGCCAAGTTCGACGTGATCGTTTGGCGCGGGCGTGGCCGTCGCGCAAAGCCGAAACGGCGTGTCCGCGAAGGCCAACGTGAGCGCGCGTGTTGTCTTTCCCGAAAAGTTTTTCAGGATGCTGGACTCGTCAAGGCTGACGCATCCGAATGCCGTGGTGTCCAGTTTTTCCAGTCGGTCGTAATTGCAGATGTTGATCCCCGGCCTTACATCCGATTGTTCCCGCACGACGCGGCAATCGTATCCGAGAGACAGCC